GGCGTGAGCCGTAAGGCGTGAGCCGTAAGGCGTGAGCCGTAAGGCGTGAGCCGTAAGGCGTGAGCCGTAAGGCGTGAGCCGTAAGGCGTGAGCCGTAAGGCGTGAGCCGTAAGGCGTGAGCCGTAAGCCCGTAACCCCTTTATTTCCAAGGGTTTAGGGGGGTTTAGGGGGGCCTAAGGGGGGTTTAGGGGGGTTAGGCGGTGATGTGACACGTGACCTGTCACTGAGGATTAGGACTGAGATGACAGAAGGAGGAGTAAAATGGAGACAAAGACCGTAGAGCTGCTGAAGTATAATGGGCGGGAGGGACGCGGCACATTCAGGTGGATGAGCATTGAGGATGTGTTGTCTCTGAGGCCTGGGCAAGAAATATGGTTTCGGAGCGCGTGGGGGGATGCTCGACGTGCTCGCGTCACCGGCAGAGTCAAAACATGGAAGCGCACGCCAGGACGGTTCGAGTTTCCCATAAAATATGGCCTGCATGAGCGCCATCGCATGAACCAGCATTATCTCGGCTGGGCACTCCTTGCGGAGGTGGAGGAAAAGTAAGCCAGCAGACGCAGAGATGAGCAGTCCAGAAATGTGGGATTATCCACCCCACCATGGGGACAACAGAAGGAGGAGTAAAATGGACGAGAAAACCATGAAGGAACTGGGTGACTTCAATAACCTGCTGCTCCAGAACATTGAGTTCTCCGAGAAGACCAGGTTGCACGCGCTGGAAAAGATGAAGCAGAGTGTGACCACCAATCTGGCATGGTACGAGACAGCATACAAGGCAGAGCTGGAGCAGTTTGACCAACGGAAACTGGTGGGTCTGCTGTCAAGAGTTCTGACCAAGGAGGTCACTCCGGAGGAGGCAATCGAGCTGCTCAAGCAGGAGATAGAAAAGGGTGTAGAGGACCTGCTCTCCGCTCAGCCGTGGGCACACAATTGCACCTATGCACTGACAAACGTGACACACCTGTGGCAGGCAGAGCAAGAGCAGAAGCATCTTGCCGTATTGGCTTCTGCGCTCAAAATACTGGACCCAGCGGCGCAAGGAACTTTGTCTGCCAAAGCATGGTTCAGGGGTCTGGGCTTTGCGTATGAGGCCAAGCAATAATACAGGAGACCTTAGTTTCGTTGCTCTCTGACGACGAGAGCGTGGAGGATTAAAACAGCACGACTCTATAATCCTTAAGTGGGGCTTGTCCAGCCCCACCAGAAAGGGGGCACACTATGACCGAGCAAAATGGGACCACCAATGGCAACCAGGAACTTCGACCTGTACAGACATGGGAGGAACTGGAGGCAGAGCTGAAGCCCCTGACCCACCACCTCTCCAGGAAATACTCTTGGCTGTACAGTGGTGACGAAGACTCCAACCAGGAAATGCTTCTCTCAGCGTTCCAGGCATACACACGATACAAGGACAAAGTGGAGTCCCGTCAGCATCTCAAGAACATTGTCCTGAAGTGCTTGTACGGGGATGTCAGTCTGGCCCTCCAAGCGCACTACGCGCAAAAGCGGGTCAGTGACTTGGTGTCTATGACTCCTGACGAGGATGAGGAGGAGCCCGTCGAGGCATCATACAATGTGACCTTTGACGAGGATATCTACTTGCAGGAAGCATACGCGCACCTGGCAGAAATTTGCAGTGGGCTGGAGAAAAGGGTCTTGATGGAGATCCTGTATGGGCAGGAGCACTATCGGCAGGCCATCCGTCTCGGCCACGAAAACGCAGAAAAAGGGCAGACAGAGCGCTCGGTGAAGCCATCCCAGCGGGCAATCGCTGCCGCCTTGCACGTGACTCCTGCTGCCGTGAACCAGGCACTGAACGGGCTGACGCAGAAGCTCAGGCAGTTCGCTGAGGCACATTGACTTAATTTATTTCTGCTGATGCTGTATAACATAGATGACCGAGGCGGTCAAGAAAGGAGAGTGCTATGCTAACAATCACTGGGGACATACAAATAATCAGCGCACGAGCAGAGCTTGACCTCATGACCAAGCCGGAAAATGAGGACAAATACACATACGAAGATATCCTGGAGGCCCGGAGAGACCTGTCAAAGAGAGCCAGGATATACATCTGGCCGGTCAATGAAACTATCATTGACAATCTGATAAACAGACATTGTCGGCCTATAGACGTGTACAGACGAGACATTCTGCCCACTGTTTTGGGGCTGATTGGAGGCACATCAGCTCACTGGGACCAAGAGGCAGGGTGCTCTTGCGGATGCAGTCCTGGCTTTGTAGTTGACGATGTGTATGGGCTCGAAGTCCATGTGCAAGTGTCAGAAATGCCAGACGCTGGCCCTGCAACAAAAGCAGGAGAGCCGCAAGGAGCAGGTGCTTAATCTATTTCTGCTGATACTGTATTCCAGAATTAGGTGGTGGGGACCACCTAATCAATAAGGGGCAGAAGATGACTAAGACCTACACAGCCAAGGAACTTGTGGCAACATACCGAGCAGCCAAGAGGTGGGCGCCAAACATGCCATTCGTGGATGTGGATGGCGAAGTCCTGACTACCAAGGAATGGCTTGAGTGGTTTCGAGGCCGCCTTGCGGCCAAGATCAACCGGCATCTTGGCGTCCTGGACGTGGACACCATGTCCGACCTGGAGTATGACCGGCGGCAAGTGGAAGCATACTATCATCAGAACAGAAGGCACAGTGGCTGCCGGGGACTGCTGCTCACCAGGTACATGCAAAAGAGATTCCCGGAGGTCAACAATCAGGCTCGGGAAGATGAGGTGTAAGATGAAGACAGCAAAGACCATAGAGTTGCCCAAGTACAGTGAGTTGCCCAAGTACAGTGGACGGGAGGGACGCGGTACTTTCCGTCAGATGACCTTGGATGAAGCATTGAGCACTCCCGCAGGCTCCATAATATGGTGCCGAACTCTAGAAGGAAATGCCCGTCTCGCACGTGTCAAAGGCAAAGTCAGAGTGTGGAAGCGCATGCCAGGACGGTTTGAAATCTCTCTTAAGTATGGCAGAGGAAAGACCTTTCGCCTAAGCAATCTCAGCATTGACAGGCTCTTGGTGGAAGTGGCTGACGAGTAACACAATAGAAGGTATGCCGGTGGTGGGTGTAGCAGGGAAACTCCCCACCAGATAACACGGCCAAGAAAAAGAGAGGAGCTGAGACAATGAAGACAACAAAGGCGGAAAGGCGAGTTTTGGGGATGCTGGCGCATGGTGAGAAACTGCGGTCTCTGTATCCCAATGCGGTTGACGACCCTTTGACCCTCTGCAAGCGGCTCCGCCGCCTGGAGGTGGAGGCCCACCACTACGCGGAGGCACTCTGCAATTATCTTGACGCGAGCGACGAAGAAGTCGAGCACAAGGCCTCCAGCTTCCGGCGGAGAGCTCGGGCAATCCTTGGGGCAGGAGGCCCGGACATCGTCCTGGACCTCGACCCGCGTGGCTATGCATTGAAGATTGATTGCAGTATTGCGAAGGGTTTGGACATCAAGCACGACTGGGCCGGATACGGGATTATTTGCCCGGAGTTTTGACACAATGGGTGCCCACCCATGGGCCTTGTACGTGGGCAAGGGGATGAGACGATGAGGCGCAGAACAGTAACGGCAACGAACGAACAGGGACGGAACATCCGGGTGTCACTTGGTGAGCCAGCATGGGAAGGAAAAGAGCCTGCTGGCGCTGGAGTGTGGCTCACCGGTCTATGGATTGGCCGTCACCGTGTCGTGGCTGAATATGACTCAATTTGGGAGGACCGCAATCATCCTGGATGCTGTATCGGCACGTATTATGAGGCGGTCTCCGACCCAGGAGATGTCATCCGGCTTTGCGATATGGCAGAGGTGGAGCCACCATCATTTGTCCCCGTCGAGGAAGTGTGAGGCCAACACCACGGGCAGAAGGAGGTGTAAGATGGCAGAGAAACGGTATTATGAGAGAGCATACTGGCCCTGCATAAACATCAAGTGCCCTGGGATGTTCGATGCGTATGACTTCATGGAGAAGTACCACTGTGACGAGGCCACAGCAGACCACGCCGTGGACAAAATACGTGACAGGGCGTTTGACATGTTCTGGGAGGACATGACCGTAGAAATCGAACGCCTCTTCGGCAAAGACGCCAGGCTTGTACAGTTTGGGAGGTCTGGAGGATGGATGTCAGTCTCTACACTCAGAGACATGACGGAGTTGGAGGACTATGAACGCAATGTAGACGATGCCGAAGAGGCCAAAAAGATGTATGAGGCAGACACAAAGGCATTGGCCGAGCTGGAAGCAAGCTGCCGCTCTGAAATAAGAGCAATGGAAAAGCTCGACTACTGGGAGAACGTCATCCAAGACGATAAACTTGCGGATGGGTGGTATTGCCGGGAGTGTGGTGCATTCCACCGGAGCAGGAGAGGGAGAGCAAAATGAAGAGCATGGTGACTAAGGTGAAGGTGCAGGGGGTCAAGCTCAAGCTCGAGGTAACTCATGCCCCAGCAAAGAAACAGCAGTGGATGCTCAAGATATCAACCCCACATACACAGACCACCAGCCTGTACAGCACCGAGAGCGAAGCAGTTGATGCGCTCTTTCAAGTGCTCAAAAAGATAATAGCATTACCACATGGAGGTGACAGATGAAACCAGCCCCAGGAAAAGAAAATAGGTATTGGGCCATGGTGTATATGGACAACGACCTGAAGTTTGTGGAGGTGCCAAAGGCATACAAGGTGGTTGTCACAGGCTTTGAGGACCTGGAGTTGTTTGCGTACAAGACCTGGATTGATGGGAGTAGTGACAAGGGCAAGTGGCACGTAGTGGAAGCCAAAAGTGGGTTTGGCATATCCACTAGGGCGAACACCAAAGCACGTGCTATAGAGGATTGCGATAGCATGCTGCTCCGGATGGGGATCACACGGGTAAGACAGGCTATCGAGAGAAGCGTTGCTAAGAATGGTTTGAGCCCAAGGTATCAAGCAGGAGGTGACAGATGACCGAACGGGCCAATAAAGTCTGGAAGTTTGACCCACCGACGACCCCGAGGAGGCCAGTCCCTCCTCAGGACCAGAAGGAAGTCCCGGAGAGGATATACCACAAGCTGTGTCAGAGGTGTTTGTGGTATGGGTGCGAATGCATATATGGCACCAGATACCAGCCCGAAGAGGAGACTACAGCATTCAGCGGGTGCAAGGCATACGCATATTATGACTGAAGGACCAGGAGGCACAGCATGAGTTATGGGAGGCCTGACCAGCCTGATCATCCTCGCTTCATAGGAGGCTGGGGCAAGCCATACAACAGGAAGTACCATCTCCAGAAACGGTACAGGTGGTTTCACTGGAAGAGAAAATGGCAAATTCGCAGAGAGCGCAGGAGAGCCAAGGCCAACCCGGAATGCGGCCCGGAGTATGGCATGTACAAGGGATACGAATGAAGGAGGAGAACATGAGCAAAGTTGACAAAGAGAAGCAAATATCAATTTTCTGGAGGCAAATGGCGGAGCAGGTCAACGACAAGAAATACGCCCATATTTTGGCGGATGCTTTCTTGCTTACGATGCTTCGGGAGTTAGGGCATGGAGATATAGCAGAAGCTTGGGAAGAGGCAGAGCAGGCTTTCGAATGGGGGTACGCATAAGCAAGGAAACCAAGAAGGAGGAGCTGCCATGAAGATAGAACAATTGCCAGTGGGGACCAGGGTGTACTACACAGGGGACCAGGCCAATGAACCAGGGCATGGTGTGATAACATTCTCTGGCGGGTCTACAGGCACTTATGCCGACCAGGTCAATGTCCTGCTAGACGATGGACGAGAAATTAAAGGCATATATGCCTGTGGATTCTCTGATGTTTACAAGGGCGGCTGTGGAACTCGGTTTGTAACAGAAAGCGCTTACAATGCCTGGCGCGAGAAAGTGCTGAAGGCATTTGCAGCACAATTATGGTAGCAGCTGGCAGAGGTATAGACATGGGCATATGGGATAAGCTGTTCAACGCACAACCTGCAAGGAATGCCTTGGATGAGTCAGATATTGACATCCCCAACTTCGCTGGCAAGCTGAGAGGATATCAAGCTGCTGGCGTGAGGTATATGTCATCCCGGAAACGGGTGCTGCTTGCTGACGAGATGGGCCTGGGTAAAACAATACAGACCTTGGCAACCGTAGAGCACAACAAGGCATTTCCTTGTATTGTTATCAGCCCAGCGTCTTTGAAATTAAACTGGGCGGAAGAAGCCCACAAATGGCTGCCTGCTAGGAAAGCGCAGGTGCTGCAAGGCACATCCCCATATGACATAGACGCAGACATAATCATTCTGAATTATGACATAGCATACTATTGGCACAGAAAGCTGATAGAGTTGAGAGCCAAGTCTCTGGTGCTAGACGAAGCACACTACATCAAAAACCCAAAGGCCCAACGCACAGGGAGCGTCAAGCATCTTGCCAGCATGATTGACATACGGCTGCTTTTGACAGGAACACCAATATTGAATCGGCCAGACGAGCTGGTTGCTCTGCTGTCTATGCTAGACCAAATGAAAGCTCTGGGCGGGTTTTGGTGGTTTTCTCATCAATACTGCAATGGAGGCTCTTTCAAGACTATCAACATCCATAACATGACCAAGCTCAATGCTACTCTGAGACAGTCGTGCTACTTGCGTCGAGAGAAGAAAGATGTGCTGAAGGAGCTGCCAGCAAAGCAGAGGACCATAATACACCTGGAGCTGAGCAACCTGGAAGACTACAACCGAAAGGTCAAGGAGATATTGAGGCATAGCAAGGACGAAAACTTCTCCTTGCTCGGAGGCCTGGAGCAATTGAGGCTGATGGTTGGGCTGGGCAAACTGCAAGGAGTGCAGAACTGGGTGGAAACGTTTCTGTCCACTGGGTCTAAGCTGGTTCTCTTCGCCGAGCATGTAGAAGTTCAACGCAAGCTGCTGGCGCTGTGGCCTAACTCAGCACACATTTTGGGGGAGGACAGCGCAGAAGTTAGGAATCAGCAAGTGCACAGATTCCAAACCGACCCCAACTGCCAGTTGATAATCTGCTCGCTGAAGGCTGCGGGAGTGGGTCTCACTCTAACAGCTGCCTCCAACGTGGCATTTGTAGAGCTAGGGTGGAACTCAGCAGAGCACGACCAAGCAGAGGACAGGGTACACAGAATTGGGCAAACTCAGCCAGTCAACTGCTGGTATTTGCTTGCCCCGAAGACGGTTGATGAGTATGCTTACAGCATGATAGAAGGCAAGAGAAGCATGGCGTCGGCGGCAACGGCTGGTCAGGTAGATAGCCCCCCAGCTCCAGCGGCGGACACACTGCTGGCTCTGCTACAGTCTCAAGCTGCTTAACTTATTATCTGAAAAGCTGAATACCAGAAGTGTAGGAGATAAAGAAGTGGACGAGGCCCTAACTGAACGACTGACACGCCTGGTAGAGAACCAAAGCTGTTTCGGCTGTTACTATGACCCAGCAGCTCAAGCCTGCCAGCTGTGCCCAGTAAAAGAGCAGTGCCAAAAGGAGGAAACAATGGTAGACGTGAAGAGGATTACAAAGAAGGACGTGGAAGAGATTAAGAAGGCAGCGGCGGAGGCTGCTGCCCAGGAAAAGGCACAGGCTGCCACGGCTGCTCCGGTCAAGGAGGAAACCCCAGCAAAGGCTGCTAAGACCAAGTCTGCACCCAAGCCGCAGGAAAAGAAAGAGAAAGGCAAACCTGGGCCCAAAGGTCGTCGGTATGACCCACAGGAGGTCGAGCAGGTGAGCTGGCTGTCCATTCTGCGCCCCACAGAGTTGCCAGACTTGACGAAGGGGGAGAAGCTGCTGAGCAAGATACTCCATGATGAAATTGGCTGCGAGATGGTGATGCATTCTGACAACACCCCTCGCTACTTCAGGCTCCGTGGCGGAAACTGCAGCAACCTGCACATCCATGGTACTCCGCAGGGTATCGCCCTGTGCTACCAGGACAAGAAAGTCTGGGTAGGCAAGCCGGAGGACCTGGTTGAGGCCATCAAGACACACCTCAAGAACCATCCTGCGCCAGTGCGCAAGCCATCGACTCCTCCTAAGAAGGAGAAGAAGCAGGAAAACAAGCCCCAGGAGGCTGTTCTGCCCTTGGAAAGCTCGACAGCCCCCAGTGAACCCCCACAGGAATAGTCAAACCCCCATGTCTGGGATGGGCCTAGACAGGGGTTTGACGGGCCTGGCAGTGTCTGCGACAGCAAAGCCCTCACTGCCAGGCCGCAACTGTGCTGCTCTAACCTGGGAGGTTGGTATGGAAGTGGCGCTGGCAGTAGCATGGAGCTTGAGAAAGGTAGGAGAAACCCAATGATTGAGCAACTGAAGTGGCTGGCGGAAGGCTGTGTTTTGATTGGGTTTGGGGTAGCTGTGCTCATTGCTCTGTCTTATGCGAGATTCGATGCTGCCACGTTCTTTCTGCTAGTGCTCATCCTTGTCTTTGGGGCGATGCAACAGAAGAAAAATTAGCCATCTATGAGCTGACCTGACAAGGAGGGCAAACCACTGACATGTGCGGCATATTTGGGTTTGTAGTTGAAGGAGAATTCAACGAAAATCATGCTAAGCTGACTGAAGCTCTATTGCTTGAGAGCCAAGTCAGGGGGAGGCATGCCACTGGTGTGACCTGGAGCAGTGGCATGGTGCCTAACCTGGTGACTGTCAAACATCCTGTGCCTGCTACAGAATTTGTCAAGACCAATATGTACAACACGTCAGTGCCCATAGGTGGGGTCAACGTTCGAGTCCTGGGGCACTGCCGGTACTCTACCAGCGGGGACTGGGATGACAATGCCAATAACCAGCCACTTGAGGCAGAAGAAGTTTCCTTGGTACATAATGGACTTGTGTCCATGGGCACTAAGGAAGAATTCGAGAACCAGTATGGCATCAAGACCAATTCCTACAATGATTCTGAAGTGATTCTACAGCACGTGCTTAGAGCAATCAAAGAGGACCCTCTTGAAGACCGCAGCTCTGCCACACTGGCTAATGCTCTTGGCAAAGCACTGCACCGTATCCACGGGATTGAACCTCCCGTCTTCGCTCTAGGCATAATGGGGCGTTGGCTGCCTATGTTATGCGTCAGAGACCATATCAGGCCTCTGTGGCTGTTCTCCATTGCCTCGCTAGGTGTCAAAGGGTTTGCTAGCACAGAGGACATCATCAACAGGGTAGCTGAGCGGATGCAAATGACTATTGAGCACCAGGAAGTACCCCCATATACAATCATAGACGTTCAGAACCCCAACAATACATACCCTTTGTCCTTTGAATACCCCAAAGAATTCAGATTCCAGCGCCCTCAGCTTGTATTCCCTGAAATACTCCAACCTGAAGCTGTACAGTCTGACCCCAGGCTAGACTTTCCTGTCGCACAGCATCTTGACTTCCGCAAATTAGAAAACAGGCTGAAGGCTTTCCTGCTTTACTATGCGGCTGTAACTGTCACCTGGGACGTTGACCCAGCATACCCTGCCATCAACTATCTGTTCCGCAGATATGAACTCAGCAAGGAACAGGAGTATTGGGTCTGTTGGTTGTATGGGGTGTTCTACCAAATTGGTAGCCTCTTTTGGTTTATGCAAGAATTCCCTGAGTTTGAGAAGGTTGATTTAGGGAGACTTGAGCGGTGGCACAAACAGCATTGGCGAGAACTGCGGTATGAAACCGACCGCAGATACTGCAAAGGGCATTTGGTTGACATGTTTGTATCCTACAAGGCAGCCATAGGCCAGCGCACCCAAGAAGAATGGTTTGCAGAGTTATTGACCTCTGAAGACCCTGTCGTCAACTTCCACAATGTCTGGAAAGAAGTTATGAAGTTTGACAGGTTTGGCCGATACAGTGCCTTCTACTACACTGAAACTCTACACAGATGCATGGGCATGCCAATACTCGCAGACACCATGTTCCTACCCGATGCCCTCAGCAGTAGGAACGGGCTGTGCTACGCTGTTAGCAAAGACCAATATGTTGATGCCAAGATGACGAAGGACATACTCAAGGAACTAAACACTGACCTTGACGAACTGTACCATTTAGTCAAAGCCACATTCCCGCACATAGCTGTTGATTACTGGTTGTTAGAATCTGCGCTTTGTGCCTACAAAGGTCTGTATCGTAGGCACAGGTACATTGGCTACTACATTGACCGGCTGGCTGAAGAAATATGCCACATACAAGAAGACCATAAAGAGTCAACTGTTGGAGTTGACTGGGAAGTGCTTTGGCAGATGAGGAAGGCCTGCTTCCCTCCAGAGTATCTAGGGGAGCTGTGGCCCAATGCTGAGAAGCCTTGGTTATGGCCCAGAGAAGAAGCTCAGAACGCTATGATGGACAAAGGAGTGCTTGTAGGCCTGGGCCCAGTTGTTAAGAGAGGATTGCTGTAGTCTTTATTTTTCTAATGTTAAGCTGAATAATAGAGATAAGGAGGTCAAACATGAATTGGAATATCAAGTTGGCTTACTTCATCAAGAGCCTAAGCAAAACCCCAGAAGGCTGTTATATGCCTTGGTGGGTTAGATGGGCCTTCTTCATATTGATGCCAGGAACCATGCTAAGTATGATGGCTGCTAATGTATACAACCCAATGAATGATGTGTTTACTATTTTTGGTCATAGATTCAGTGGGGAACTGTTTAGGAGACTAGCCATTGACCCAACTCCTGGGCCTTGGATACGTGTAATCAAAAGAGAAAATGGGTTAATTATTGTAGAAGAAACTACCAAGGAGAACGACAGATGGAAGAAAAACTCTTGAAAGAAGCAAAGCAAGAAACACTAAGGTTCTTAGCTAGGGTCAAAGAACTTGAAGGATTAAAGAGCGTTCGCAACCATCTTGGTAAGACAGCATACGATGATGTGATGAACTTTGGCGGGGTTGAGACCGCAGCTGTCAAAAGAGCTTCTATGGATTTGTCAAGGGTGCTTTCCAAGTTGAGAAGAGGAGGACCCAGATGAAACCCAAAGTCGCTAAGTTCTTTACCACCGTCATAGTTTTCTTCCTAGCAATGGCTTCCATAGGGACTGCGTCAGCAGGCTTCTGGGATGCGTCTCTGCTGTTCCTTATGTGGGCATGGTTTATTGAGTGGACACAAGGGTATCCTCTAAAGGAGGAGGATAAAGATGGACAGTAAAAAGCAGGTGTGTTGTTGGCTCACGGGCCGCCCGAGTAGCGAAGATGCCTTCAACGCTGAACTCGCAGACCTTAGAACCGACTTGGAGGTGGTGCGAAAAAAGTACGGCTTGGCTAACTTGGTATGCGTTGCAGCCCAGTTGCGTTACGATAATGGCTTTGGCATAGTGAGAAGCCTGACACCCCTTGGCAACCCTGCTGAAGCAGAGCAATTGTTGGAATGGGCGTGGTATGCAGCTCGAAGTGAGCGACGAGATTGGTGCAGGTGAAACCATGAGCGAGTGGGTGAAAGTAGAAGACGAACTGCCTCCTATGGAGCGGCCCGTCTGGCTGTTGCTGCCTGACTCCGAAGAGCCAATCATCGGGTGCAGAACAGATGATGGTGAAGGCTGGGTATGGGCGCGCTGCTATTCTTTTGCTGACTGCTACTGGAACAAAGAAACACAGCGCTGGGAGGTAGACAACTGTGGGGCTGATGATGACTACCATCCTACCCACTGGCAATATCTTCCGAACCCATTGGAGAAGGAATAATGAAATTTGCTTGCCCTCATGACCGCATATTGGTCACACCAGAAACCTGTCTACGCTTACAGCGCGCATGGGAAAATAAAGAGAAAGTACCATGTGGTGGCAGCAGGTGCTGCTACTTTGTATGCGACTATGTACAGGGCCAACGTGAACAGCTGGCTTCGATTTACAGGATAGAAGCAGAGCGTCTTCAAGCAGAAGAGCGTAAAGACCCTCCGCCAGCAATAGGGGTGTGATATGCCTGTGCCCGAAGAGAGTTATGAGGAAGGTTTGGAGCGCGTGATGCGGGAGTCATCCCCAGAGAAGCGGGTTAATATGGCATTGGAGATAGCGAAGGAAAGGGTTAAAGTACGGGATTGGGATGGCGTTATATTGTGGGCGAATTTTGCTTGCAACCGAGCACGGTTTTTGATACGGGAAGAGAGGGGAACAGAAGGAGGTGTGAGATGAAGAGGAAGATGAAAACACAATGGGATTTACCGGAAAGCCCAGAGAACCTTTACTGCGTTGGGCAAAAACAGTGGGCGAAATGGCCCAACGCGGCAAGGATGCTGTTCAACCAAACCATGTATGCTACCTACGACCGCATTGCCACTTTACCAGCCGTGGCTATAGACCCACCGGATAGATGGCGAGTCATACGCTGGAATATCGCTTGCGTAGCAGCCGACAACCTGGCGCGGATGCTCAAAGCAGCGCGAGCCCCCAGTAAGGAAAAAAGGCGTCCTTCTTGTTTAATTCCGTATTCGTTTTCTCCAGAGTCAAAGTTGTCAGAAGAACGGAAGAAAGAAATAGTGGAGTGGATAGAATCGTTGGATAACCGTTCTTTGGGGTTGTTAGAGGATTTGGTACAAGACACGCATGATGCGACTGAACTTTTTTGTTTGGATGATGACTGATGCGGAACGTTAGGGAAACGCAATAGCGTGAATAGGAGGTGCGAGATGACTGCCAAAGAAAAGCTAGAGCATGCGAAACTCATTAAGCAGGCCCTGAAAAGTGCTGAGGGGTATCTTCGGATGCATGACTGGGAGGGGGTGTACAACTGGGCTACACTAGCCAGCAGCCAAGCTAAAGCAATTATGAAAGCTGAGGAAAAAGGAGACAAAAATGCTTAAGATAATTGTAGTAGGGGGTGCTCACTCTGGAAAAACAACGATTGCGCACATAATTGCTAGCGAACTCGGCGCATACGGCATAAGGACTCAGATAGTAGACCTCCCTCCTGACGGTGCACCGGTGATTGACCTTCTGAAGCGAGGTGCTTATCTCGCTAGCAAGTACAAGGGAGAGCCAATCATCATAGAAACCAAGCAGGCAAACAGGAGCATATAGCCATGATGAGGAGAGCAAAGTGGCCTTATCTGGAGGCTACCGACTATGGATTCGTCTGGGGACCGGTTGAGGTCGAGCGCAGCGCCAGCACCCCCAATATATGGCTCTTAACGCTCAAAACGGATAGGCAGATTTTGGAAGTGCGAGTGACACCCACTGGCCTGATTCGAGTTGACACGCCGATAAAGAGGAAGCCATGACTCTACTATGTGTGATGGTAGTTCTGTGGTGCTTCATAGTAGCAAGAGAAATAGACAAGAGGAAAGGGTGGCGTCTCTAAGCTGTAGGAGGCTATACCATGAAAACCTGTATATTGTGCCGTAAGAAGATTCGTAAGCGGGGAGGAGCAGAAGAACAGATAGTCAAGACCAAGCAAGGCAACTATATGCATGTCACCTGTGTAAAGATAGCCAACGAAATGCTAAAGCAAAAACTGGCTCAGGCAAAAGAAGCATACAACAAGGAAA